CCAGCTCGGGCGCGGTCAGTACAACGCGGCAGGCGTTGCTTCAAGTGACGATGACGGCGACGCAGGCCCCGCTCTTACTCAATACCGGATCGTCAACGCAGGTCGATAGCCTGACCGTCAACGCCGCCGGGCCGACTGTCCGCAGCGGCACCGGGGCGGCATCTGGCACCCAACCTCGGGGCTCGCAATGGCTCCGCACAGATGGCGGTGTCGGATCAACCCTCTACGTGTCCCAAGGTGGCGGCACGTGGAATGCAGTGGCAGGTGTGTAAATGACCCTTTCGCCTTCCCTCCCCGCCGACGTGTGGCAGGTTCTGTATGCCGCGATGATCGAACATCCGGTGCCGTTCCATGCGCGGCTGCAAGCGATCCAGAAGTTCGAAACCGCCATGCAGGCGGCGCAGCAGCCTGCGCCGGCAAAGGAGCCTGAGTAATGACCGCTATTCCCACTGCGTTTCAAGCGTTTTTCCCTGAGCAAACTAGCACGCTTGCTTGCACCACCACCAGCGGCAGCGCCAACGTCGTGTTGGGCACGGTGGGCGATACCCTGCTTTTGCGCAATGAAGGTCCTAGCACGGCGTTCCTTGCGTTTGGCAATTCTGGCGTCACGGCCACGGCAGGCGGTGTCATCAACGCTTCCAGCGACGGCTCTTTTCCGCTTCTGGCGGGCGAGATCAGCACCGTTCGTGTGGACAGCGCAGGCAGCGGCTTGAACGTGGCGGGCATCACGGCGGCGGGCACGGCTACCGTCCGCATCTCGCGCGGGAGTGGTGTCTAATGGCATTGCGAGCAATAGCGCCGGGCGCGCGCCTGGTTTCGACGTTTACCAGCAGCGGCACATACACCAAATCCAGCAACGCCCGGTACGTGGCCGTGCTGGTAGTCGGCGGCGGCGGTGGTGGTGGGTTTGGTGGCACCTATGCTGCCGTAGGCGGCGGGTCTGGCGGTGGAGGCGGCGGGGGCGGGTCGTGGGATCAGGCCATTTACGCCGCGAGCGCATTGGCGGCTTCGGTTGCGGTTACGGTTGGCGCAAGCGGCGCAGGCGGCACAACTGGCGCTGGCGCGGCGGGCGGGATTTCCAGTTTTGGCGCGCTTCTTTTCGGTGGCGGTGGGGGCGGTGGTGGCCCTGGCAGCGCGGCGGCGACCAGTGGCGGCGGTGCTGGTCCTCCCCCGGGGCGCAACAACCAGGCCAACAGTGGAAGTGTAACTGGTGGTTCAGGGTTTGTTTTTGGAAATTCCGGCGGAACGGGCCTCGGTGGCACCCCAGCCGGTAGCGTTTTTTTTGTAGGCGTTGGTGCGTCGGGCGCGGGCACGTCGGCTTTAGGCGTTGCTAACACTGGCGGCTTTCAACCCAACGGCACCGGCGGCGGCGGTAGCGGTGGTGGTTTTTCTGCTGGCTCTGCCGCAGCCGGCGGCGGCGGTGGATACAACGTATCCGGCGGTAATAACGCCTCGGTAGGCGGCGGCGCGATTGGAGCGGCGGGCAACGCGGGCAACACCCCCAGCGCGGCGTTTCTCACTGTGCTTACTTCAGGCGGCCCGCTTGGCGGTGGCGGTAGTGGCGGTGGTTCCGGCACTGCGACAAACGGCGGCGCAGGCGGCAACGGCGGCGCCTATGGCGGTGGTGGCGGTGGCGGCGGAGCTGGTGATAGCGGCGCGGCTCGCGTGGGCGGTAACGGCGGCGCTGGCGGTGCGGGCGTCGTCATTGTGTGGGAGTGGTAATTATGGACCGTTACAACGTGATCACAACAGTGGACATTGAGCAGCAGCAGTTTCACGAAGATGGCACGATCACGATCGTCGTCATCCCTGCTGGGTCGGTGATCAACACCGTGGTGTGGGATGGCGTAGCCGATTGGGCTCCCGGTGACGGGCTGCGTGCGGTGCGGGAGGATAGCCTGGCCAAGCCGCCGAGCGCGCCTGTGTTGTTGACATGAGTGACGTGACGAGCGGCACAGGAGGCTGGCACTTGGATAAGCGCGTTCCAATTGCCCTGATTATCGCAATTCTTGGGCAGGCGTTGGCGTTTGGCTGGTGGGCCGCGACGCAAACAGCACAGCTTGCAGCGCATGGCCAGCGGATCGACGGATTGGAAAAGCGCGAAGATCAAGACCGCGCGGTTTCGGCGTTGGTGGCGCGTGACCTGGGCGAGATCAAGGGGCAACTCGCAATCCTGATCCAGCGAATGAACCGGCCGGGGCAGTGACATGATCGCAGCTTTGCTCCCGCTTCTCAGCCCAGTCCTAGACAAGCTGGTTGGGCTCATTCCTGACCCGGCAGCCGCAGCCAAAGCCAAGGCCGAGGCGCTGGCGGCCATCATGGCAGCCGACGCGGCGCAGCTGGAGGTGAACAAGGTCGAGGCGGCGAGCGGTAGCCTGTTCGTCGCCGGGTGGCGTCCGATGGTCGGCTGGGTTTGTGCATGCGGAGTGGCGTGGAATTGGATCGGGCTTCCGGTCGGGATGTTTGTGGCGGCGGCGGTTGGGCATGGCATGGATCTTCGCCCGGCGGACCTGTCTGAAATGCTGCCGTTGTTGCTCGGGATGCTTGGGATGGGCGGGCTTCGGACGTTTGAGAAAATGCAGGGCGTGGCGCGCGAAGGTCTCGCCAAGCCGGGCGTGGCGCCGAATGGCCAGGGAGGGCAGGGGTGATGCTCACAGCCCGCGATATCCAACGTCTATCCGGCGTGCACCCCGACATGGTCCGCGTCATCACGCGCGCACGTCAACACGCCGATTTTATCGTCACCGAGGGGATGCGAACCGTCGAACGCCAGCGCCAACTTTTCGCGGCGGGCGCATCGCAGACCATGAATAGCCGACACCTGACCGGGCACGCCGTTGACCTGGCGGCGTTGGTGGCGGGCGGTGTGCGGTGGGATTGGCCGCTCTATACGGCGATCGGCGCTGCGGTAAAGCGCGCGGCGATCGAGGAACAGGTGGCGATTACCTGGGGTGGGGATTGGAAAATGCGGGACGGGCCGCACTTCGAGCTTGAGTGGGCGCGATACCCGTAGCCTATCACGAAACGGCTTTTGCGCTCAGCCATCGGCGGGCGGCATTCGGCGGTCATGGCGGGTCTCCTGCAAATGCGCTGTGTCGCCATCCGGCGCGTAGCGATAGGCCCAGTCGCCAGCATATTGGACGATGGCGGGCACCACCCGACGCCACCATGCCCAGCGCATCGGCATGATTATCACCAGCCGGTAGCAGCACCAAGCGCGGGCGTAGCGAAACGGCTCAGCGCGAAACGGGATGGCACTCACAGCGTCACCCTCGGCATGTTGTCGTCGGTCGCCATTTGGGTTTCAACGGCCAACCCCGCCACCTCCACCATGCGTTGAGGGAGGGTCATGGGGTGGGCCTCACAGTTTCAATCGCAGGTGGCCTGTTGACTTCACGGTAAGCCTGATTGCTTCTTCGGCTTGGCATGACGCAAGCACCGCGCAAATGACGATTGCCCAAAATGCGTTCTCGCTCATGTCCCCTCCTTCAGCGCGCGGAGCACCACCGCGGCGCCACGCAACGCGATGACAGCGCGGCCATCCGCCTCAAAATCCGCCATCTCATTGAGAGCCACCGCCGCCCGCTCCAACTCATCGGCCCGGATCGCGGGGATCACGGCGGCGAAAGCGGCGCGTAAATCACCGTCGCTATTAACCCACGCCCGCATGGTCGTTCTCAGCAGTTCTCCCGATACCTCAACCTTCATTGCCCGGCTCCTTGTGTGTGAGGCGGCGCGGGCTTCGTCACGATACCCTGCAGCCAATTCTGATGCTTCATCGCAGGTTCGCCGGCATTCGTCTGGGCGGCGCTTGTCCCACGTCCGCTCTGCCACTTCGTCCAAACCGTTGTCTGCCGCCTCCAGCGCCTCCCGCAACCGCCTCACCTCCGCCCGCAGCTTCTCGACCTCGGCGGGGGTGGCGACGGGGGCGAGGTAGCGCCAACCGGACTTGTGAACGTCCTCCGGGTCTCTCTGGCGTCCACCCCAAGTCCAATGCTGTTGGCCCCAAAAAGCTACCGTGTCGAGGTCGTCATGGGTGCCTAGCCGCAGCCAATGGCGGCCCTCCTTCCACCGAAACTCCTCCGGCGGCTCACAACGCGCGCTCATACCCTTGTCTCCTTGGCTGCGGCGGGTGGAGTGGGAAGCGGCCGCCAGTGGGTGGCGTCTCGAATTTTGCAGACGCACCATCCGGCATCCGGGTGATACGAAGCGGCGCAAATTATCGGCTCCAGGTGAACGCCCCATTTCTCTGGGTGCAGCACGCGGGCATAAACCAGCACTTTCGTCCCATCCTTTGGCGCCGTCGCAATCGGCTGCCAGTCCTGTTCCACCGCATAGCCATCAGCGGCGAGATCGGCGGAGATGGCGTCGAGGGTGTCGAGGGCTTGTTCGGCATCGTCCAACGCAAGCCGTGTTATTGGCCCCTCGCCTTCCTCCGCTTCACGGGCCGCAACGATGGTCCGCATCCGTTGCGCCACGGCCTCCAACGCTTGCAAGCGGGTCATACCGGCACCTCATCATCCTGCGCCGCCGCCGGGGCTTCCGTGACGGGCGTTTCTTCCATGCGTGCAGCCGCAGTTTTGCGGGCGTCCTCCACCTGCTGCCACAAGTCGGGCTTGTTGGCCTTCAGCCACGCGATTCGCTCCCCGTCGTTGTCAAGAACGTCGTAGTAGTCCTGCGCTGTGACGACGGCGGCGAAGGAAGCAAGGATGGCGCTGGCGCCGCGCTTGGGTGGCTGCTGGATCTGGGGTTCCGGCACGGCCACGGCTTCGATGGTGGGGCCAGAATGGGCCGGCGTGTCGGTCGGCATGTCCCGCGCTTCCTCGGCGCTGATCAGGCCGCGCAGCACGTCGGGGAAGGCGTCACGCAGGGCGAAGCCGCGCGCACGCAGTTGCAGCATCCGCGCCGGGTATTGCTGCCACGGCCCTGCCTTGCCCCATAGGCCCGCCTTCTTGGCATCGGCCACGCTAAACCGGGCCACCACGGGCGAGGCGTTGCGGCGCTTGGCCATGCACGTTGCCACCATCGCCTCGCCTTCACCGTCCAGCTTCTCCGCGATGTCTTCGCAGTTGGCCGAAGCGCGGCACAGGCCAATGAGGGCATCGCCCCACACGCTGGGCCGGTTGTTGATCACGGCGATGTTCTGCAACGCCTGCATCGGGGCCAGGCCAAGTTCGCTGCCCATCTGGACGGCCAGCATGATATCTTCCGGCTTGTTGCGGAACGACGGCGGCACCATCGCCGACTTGGCAGCCATATTGGAGAATTGGGCCAGTTCGTTGAAGCTGGCGGGGCGGAGAATAAGGGCGGTCATGTTCATTTGCTCCGTATGGTCAAAGCCGCAACACCATTGGCCAGCACAGCGCCAGCGATGGGGGTTCCCGCTTCGAGCAGTTGTTTGATTTTCGCTTTGTCAGGCTCCACCGTCGTGCGCAGGCATTCCGGCGGCAGTTCATCGGGGTTGGTAATCAGCACACCGGGGCGGCCCTGAGACACGCTCACGGTAAACTCCGGGTGCTTCCATTTCTGCATGCCCGCCGCTTCCATGACGGTCAGCAGCAAGCCCCGCATCGTCTCCACGCGCCGTTTGGCCCGGTCGCGGCGTGTGGCCAACGCCACCAGCCTTTCGCCAATCGCGTCAACGTCTGCCTCAGCCTCGCCAACGGCCCGCACCAGCAGCGTCACAATATGCGCGGCGTCTGGCACGTCCTGTTCGATGGCGGCCAGTAACGCGGCTTCGTCGGTGTCGGGCGTGAGGGTGGCCAGGTCTGCCACACGGGCGCGGATGGCGCTGGTGACTAGGGCGATTTGGAGGGTGTTCACAGCCAAACCCTCCACCACTTCCGCGCCGGCTTCATCGGCTCCGGCGGCTCCATCAGCTTGTCGGCTACGTCATGCAGCGCAAAAACAATTGCGCGCATCTCCACGAGTTCGCACGCGGGCAGGCGCCGGAGGTTTCCCGCCTCGATCTTCCCGTGCATCTGTGCGGCCACCTGGCGCAGCCGGATCGCAGCGGGCTGGCGGTCATCCATAATCGCGCGTAAGGCGGGGCTGGCGACGGTTTGGAACCCGGTAATGGCGTTCATGTCAGCGCACTCCAAAGCGAAACAGCCGCCCCAACCCAAGCCGCCACGGACAGCGCCGAGGCGTTGACGATATCACAAGTTCGGGCAACGCCGGCTTGCACGTCGCCAATTAGGCAGAAGCCGAAAAACATGCCCACCACGCCGCAAACGGTGGCGGGGAGAAGGTGGAGTAGGTTCCATGTCATTACACAACCTCCCTCGGCATCGGCGCCGGCAACCCTAGCGGCAGAATGAACGGCAGCGCCGGAAACACGGTCTCGCGCATTTCGGCCAGCCATTGCGCGTCATCTGCGATATGTTCGGCCAGCACGGCGCGCCAGTGGGGATCGGTTTCCTTTTCAAGCTGCGCAAGTTGCCCGGCCAAATCGCGGGCGGCATCTTCCACGTCTTCGGCAGTGTATTGGACCATGTAGGAGGGGGTCACGACCGCACCTCCTGCACCAACCCCAACACATCAAACCCTCGCTCCCGCAGCCGCTCCCGCACATGCTCAATCTCGTGCGGCTCAACACCTGGCAGCCAACGATCCAGCGCGTAGGCCAGCGCGTCATCGGCGGGGGAGAGGGTGGGGACGGCAACGATGCTGTGAATGGTAAGGGTCATCCCACGCACTCCCCCACCCGATCCGCCGCCCACTCGTCCAGCAGCGCCACCCGTTCGGCGCAATCCGTGCGCGGCATCATGTCGAGCAGGCCGGCGACGATATCGCTCCAGCCGTAACCGGGCGCCATGCAGTGGTTATCGGCATCGATGCGGGCGATCACGTCAAGCGCCGCCTGGATTGCCGCCCGCACGCGCTCATTGTCGATGTGCGCGGCGAAGGCCAACTTGACGACGGCGGACGTCATGGCGCGGCCGGGGCCGGCGTTGTAGGCGGTTGTGGTGTAGTTGTCGGGAAAGTTGGACATTACACAGACCCGATACGGCGCTTGTTGTATTCTTTCATTCGGGCAGAACGCTGCATACGGACTGCATCGGAGATTGTGTAGTGCTTTGTCAGTGCGCGCAAGCTGCCATCTTTTTTAAGCAGCCTTACCGTTTTAACCAACGCAACGATATCCGCATGCGCTTGCATAGCGCGCGTAAACGGGATTTGCGCGGCTTCAACAATTCGGGCTGCCTCTGCGTTGATATCCTGTTCCGTCATGTCATCCTCCGTTTTCAGTGACGCCACGTTGCCAGAACGGCAAAGCCCCGTCAACCATTAAAATGCCGCGCCGGCAAACTTTTCCCGCTTGACCCAACTTGCCATTATGGCCACACTTCCGGTCATGACACTGCACGAATATCTCCGCCAAAACAAAATCCCCCTCCGCGAAATGGCCGCGATGCTTGGCCGCGATGCCTCCGAGGTGTCGCGCTGGGCAACCGGCCGGCGCGTGCCACCGTTGGAGATAGCGTTGGAAATCCAGCGCGCGACCAACGGAGCGGTTGAGCCGCAATCGTTTGTGCGGGACGGCGCAGCATGAGCGCCGGCAAGG